CTTTGCCGTGGTGATCCTGCCCCCACGCATAGACGGCGGCCAGCATCGCGGCTGCTGTGACGGAGGCGACGAGGATGGCGGGGGCGCGGGTCATGCTACCTCCGTGAACAAAGGCGCATCGCCCTTGATCCGGCGCGTCGCCATCTCGGCATATTCGGGGTTCAGTTCGATGCCGATGCAGTTGCGGCCCAGGCGATCAGCGACGAGGCCAGTCGTGCCGGCGCCGAAGAAAGGATCCAGCACCGTACCGCCAGCCGGGCAGCCAGCCTTGATGCAGCGCTCGGCCAGTTCTGGCGGGAACGTGGCAAAATGGGATTCTTTGAAACCCTGTATGGCGATATCCCAGACAGCGAGGAGCGCAGGCTCGTAGTTACGAAGGAAGCGACCGTTGGCGATTTGCTCGTCACGCTCCATCTGATCCCATCGGTCATTGAAGCCTTGGTGAGGCCGTGAATGGCCCCGCTGTTTGTCGCTTCGGCGTTCCTTCTCAGGGATGACATCGCCAAGCGAGTGCCGTCCGTGCGGGGAGCCGGTCAGCGCGGTGTAGCCGCCTTTTTCGCGCCCTTCTCTGTGGAAGGAACCGTGACCACCGTCGTGCGTTGCCCATGAGTCCGGTTTTTTGATGCGCTTGTTACCACGCAGCTTGCGAGGACCGGGCTCATTGTTTGTGTATGAGCCCCCCCGAAACCCATTGGCGTCTTCGTCCTGCGCGCGCGCTACGCGGACTTCCGCTGCGTTGTAGTAATAAGGCATGCGGATCCAGCGCGGGCCTAATTTTCCGGTCGTGACCATCGGGACGCGCTCGCTCAAAACAGGATGCGCACTGATCTCCCCGCTATCGCGCGCGCGCCATATCTCTGCTGCGGCTGACTTGGCGAGAAGAAATATTTTCTCGTGCGCAGTCGAAGGCCTTATCGCGCCGCTGCTGTCAGGCATCGCGTTCGGCTTGCCCCACACGATCTCGCTTTTTACCCACCAGCCGTCGTCCTGCAATGCAATTGCAAGGCGGTTCGGCACCATGCAGAGGTCCCCTGGCTTCATTGTGCCCTGTACCGTGCTGAAAGGCTTGTCCCGGAATGTACGGTCGTCGTTGCCTGTGGCCTTGGTATCGGCCGCGCTGCGCCCGTTCGGCGTCGTCGCGTAGCAGTCGCCGTAATTGACCCACAGCGTGCCGGTCGGCTTCAACACCCGGCGCACTTCACGGAAAACCTCGACCATTACAGCCAGATGCTCGCCAAGCGTGGGTTCCAGACCGATCTGACCTGCCACGCCATAGTCGCGCAGACCCCAATACGGCGGGCTGGTGACGACGCAATCGACAGAGTCATCCGGCAGCGTCGCAAGCTGCTCGCGCACGTCGCCTATCAGAATGCGGACGCTCACCCCAGCACCCCCACACCCCCGGCCAGCGTGCGAAAATTCGTGCTTGTCATGCGCGTCTTACACCGCTTGACGACCGCCCGCCGACGAGGTGCGGCTCGACCTGGCTGGCCTGGCTGCGACAATGCCCGCACATGCGATTGTGCTTGCCCTCGGATGGGAACGGCTGATTGCAGCATATGCAGGGGCGCAGGGTTGCGACTTCCGCCTGCTGCCGTGCTACGGACTTGATATCGACCCGCCTGCCCCTGCCCGGCGCGACATAGCGGCCGGCATAAACCAGCGCGTCGGCAATGCGGCTGGGGTAGCGTTCCATGCGCTTGGCGATGTTCGTCAGCGACAGGCCCATCTGGTACAGCTCGGAGATGAACCAGATATCAGCGGGCAAAAAGCGGCGTTTCGGGCGCGGCATTATTGCGCCTCCCGCGCGCTAATCAGGCCCCATTCGTAAAGCGTCCGCTTGAATTGGCCGAAGTCGCGGACGAGGGCGTAATTGAATTCATGGCCAACCAACCATGAGCTCCATTCGCGCTGCGCATCGGAAAGCCGGCCGCTGCCATCCGGGCTTTTGTTTTCAATGAATCCGCATTGCCTGCCAGTCGGATCTGCGGCCCATAGGATACAAATATCCGGCACGCCAGCCCGCACGCCAAGGCCCTTCATAATCGCGGCCTCGGTCTTGTTGCGCTTGCCGCCGTTGGGGATGGCGAAGTATTCCAGCCGGCCTTGCGCACGCAGGATTTCGAGGTACCGCACCTGCTGGCGCTGCAATTCATCTTCGCCGCGATTGATCCTGTTGCCGGGGTATTTGCTCATTCCGCCCGCCCCTTCCTCGCCTTCGCCAGTCTGCGCGCCCTTGCCGCCTTCTTCCGCTTGCCCATCGCTTTTGCCATGTCGGCGGCTACTTCCAGCGCGCGGACACGCTCAAATGTGCGGGCCTGCTTCTGAATTGCGGACAGGCTCGGCATCGCTTCACCGCCGCAGAAAATCCGGGATGTCGCCCATCGCCTGCCAGTCGCGGTCGCTCATCCCGCCCGCGTGCATGACAGCCGGTTCCTCGCTCGTGGCGGCGCGCTGCGGTTCCTCGTCGTCGGGGTCGCCGCCGCCGGAAATTTCGATTACCTCGCCAGTATTGTTATCGACGATGAATCCGCCGGAGATTGAAACGGCGCCGGAATATTGATGCCCGGTGTGCATATCGGGTCCGGCGGCAGGATCGACCACGGCTAAAACGCCGTCAGACACAGGCGGCAAACCAGACACCGCCCGCGCCTGGTTCATCGTCATCTCACCAGCCCGCACAGCCGCCCGAGCCATCCTCTGCGCCGCCCCTGCATCGGTATCGTCCAGCAGGTCAAGCAGCACGCCGCATTCCTCGGCAATGCGCTTGCGGCGGGCCATCTTCGCGGCCTGGTTCCGGCGTTCAAGCTCGCCCTTGGCCTCGATCTTGGCGACGGCGAACACCTCGGCCAGGTCTTTGCGGATCTCCTTGGCCTGCTCTTTCGGCATGTCATCGAGGCCCATTTCCTCGATGGCGTCGGCGCGGAGCTGCTTCAAGTCCTGCTGCGCGTTCAGGATCATCTCCTGCAAAGCCTTCGCGCGGGCGAAATAGTCGGATGGCGTGTTGTTCGGCATTGCGGGCCTCGGTTGGTTATGCGCGCCCTACTCGGCGTCGCGTTTGGAAAGCAACTTTGCGGCGGCGATGAAGAAGACGCCGGCAAATACAGCGAGGCCGACAACCAGCAGCACGCCGAGACCGACGCGCGACCAGATGATGTCGGCCAGGAGGGTCATGCGGACCGCCTGCTATACAGCCACCACCTCTGAAACGTGAATTCCAGCGAGCGGCGAATGCACGCCATTTCCAGAATAAGCCGGGGCTGGTGATCGTCATTGATGCAGAATGCGCGCGCCCAGTAACGGCCCACGCCCGGACGCAGCTTTCGCCACGAGAGCGACCACGCCCAGTAAGGATTGCGGCGCCAGTTGTGCCAGCTGACCAAGTTCAAATCGCCCGCACTGTCGCGGCGACAAATGCTGATCGGGCCGATGCGCATCACGACACCCGCTTAACGTCGCGCTCCAGCGAGCGCAGGGCCTGCATGGCCTCGCCGATCTCGGTCAGGATCTTCGCGCGCTCGCGCTTCGTGACCTTGCCGTCCGCCATGCCCTCGCGCACCGCGTTGTGTACATCCGACACCTCACCGTGCATGTCGATCAGGCGATCCGGCAGCGACTTGACCTCGTTCACATGGCCGGCGCGGGTCATATCGACCAGCAGCGCGCCAATCGGGCCGGGCTTGCCGGTGCTGGCGACATACAGCGCATCCAGCTTGACGGCCTGCGCGATGCTCGGCAGCGCGTCCTGATCGGGGTCGGCCCACTGACGGACCAGCCCCTCGGATTTCTCGACGGCGGCGGCGCAGGAATCCCAGCCGACTGTCACAGCGATCAGCGAGATTGCGCCGGGGAAACCGTCAGGCTGGCGAATTTTCTGAAGCATAATACCCGTCTCCCGTTGCAATGGACGCGCCCGGCCTTCAGTGGCCTGATGGCGCGCATGAAATCGATTGGCACTCAGACAGAAACCGACGAGCAGCGCGCCAGAGAGCGCGGCTGCGGGCGGATATGCGAATGGCCTCTGCTCGGGCTGCTTCCTGCCGCCGCAAAAAAGTGGCCGGTTCTGCATGGCCCGAAGGCGCGACGTCAGAACCGGCCGAGTTTAGGGAGGAAACGTCAGCCGCGCCTCGCGACTGACCACGGAGCCGGGCGCTATCGCGCCGGCAATTCGGGAAAGCAATGACAGTGGGGCTGGTCATGACGCCCCCTCGGGGGAGGCCATGACGACCTCCCCCGCGCCGTCTATGCTGGGTTCGCCAGAACCACCAGCATTGGAGCCACTGCCATGGTCAGCCAGACAGTCCGCGTCGGATGCGGACATTGCGAACGCAAGAGCGAGCAAAGCATCGCTCGGCTCAAAAAACACAAACAGTTCAGATGCCCCGGCTGTGGGGAACTGGTGCGAGTCAATCCGCGTGAGCTTTTCGATAGCCGCGAAAGTCTCGGCGTGCTCGGCTGGAATCGGCCGGTCGAGTAGGTATTTCGCCAGCACGCGCCTCAGCGCCCAGTCAATCCGGCTGCCCGCGTCCAAATATACGGTCGCAGCGGCGCTCATGCGGCAGCCTCGGGCGACGCGTAAAAATCAGCAGGCGTTACCGCGCCGCCCGTGATCTCGGCAATGCGGGCCATGACGTCGCGCCGCGGGGTGCGCTCGCCGATCTGCCACAGCCTCACGGCTTCGGGCGTAACGCCAAGCTGGCGGGCAAATTCTGAGCGGCTTTTGTCGGCAAGATAGTCTGCGAGCCTCATGCCTAACGGATACAACAAAATGTTGTCTGACGCAATAACAAAATGTTGCGTGCAGTCTGCCGCCGGTCTGGCAAAATATGCCATGCCACGTAAACCACAGAAATTAAAAGAAAAACCACCATACCGGGTGGAGTTCTCGAAACGCCTGCAGGCCGCGCGCATTGCCGCTGGGTACGAGGATCACAAGAAATTTGCCAAAGCGATTGGAGTTGCCTCGCCTACATATGGTCGCTGGGAAAGGGCCGAGACCGAGCCAAATATTATGTTCCTGGGTCGCATAGCCGAGGCCACAGGGAAGTCTCTGGACTGGCTGTTAACGGGAAAGGGGCTGGCGACAATTCACCGAATAGCGACGGCGTAACCGGGTATTTTTCCAAGAAAATCATACTATTGCGGGTTGCGAAATTGCTCTTGCGCGCAACCTGATTTTTTTGCCTGTAGCGGCAACATTTTGTTGTTGACTAGCGCAACATTTTGTTGTTATATACCCCCAACAACCACGGGGATGCAGCATGACCACCGCAAAATTCCAGATCGAGGCCCGCTACGGCAGCGCCATCCGCTTTGAATGCGAAGTGGATGCCAGTCTCGGCTTTGGAGAGAAGATGGGCGCT